CCAAGATTACCAGAAACAAACTCATCGAACGAAGTGTGTTCAATAGAGATCTCTTCACCACGTTCTGTGTGATACAGTGGTTGTGGGTCACGATCATTCTCACTCATGAGATTGCCTTCTTCATCATGAATGTACTCTCCATTCTCATCACGAAGAATAGCATTTGATTCCCATGTGTTACGGGTGCGAAGACATGACATCGACCCACCATCAATGAGTTCTTGCACATCTTCACGGTTCTGATAATGTTGAATCAGAATCCTACCATTGTGTTCTACATAACCGTCCCAATGACAGTAGACAGAAACAACAGTGTGGTCAGGCATTTCGATGCCAATACGTGAGCGGGTTCCCATGGTGTTGTTGGGGTGTGTGGTTGACTTGTTCAGTATAGGGGCACTCTAGGGTCTTCTAGGTGCCCCTGTGCCAGTTCAGTAACTGCACATAGCGTCTTCCAGTTCGGTGATCAGACCGTCAAAGTCCTCACTCGCAGGAAGCACAGTGATCAGGGTGTTGACCAGATCAGCACCATACTCTTCGCGGAGTTCATTCAGATACTCTTTGCGGTTTGCGTAACCGTTGTCAGTGTAGATGGACATGGGTTGTTCAGGGGTGTGTGTTGAACGAGTTCAGTATGGCATGAGGTCACGGAGTCCCGCAACCTCCCTTGTGCCAGTTGTCAGAGTGTCCTACCAGTCTGCTCAACCTCATGCTCAATCATCCGAATTGCCCACAAAGCATTCTCTTCCTCAGACAGAGCAGGGAAATTGTCTTTATAGGACTTGAGAATCATAGCAATGATGTCAAGAGCACTGTAGTCAGTTCGGTTGATCAGTTCCATGTGATGTGTGTCGAACAGAACAAATATAAGTCAGAACAGATCCAATTGCACCCAGTCTTGTGCCAGTGGTTGATCTGTCACAAGCATCCGAATCCGTTCGATCTGATCTGTGTTCTCACGCACAGGAGTCCCGTCGTCGGTGTTGAAGAAATTATAACAGTCGATTAATGTATGATATAATGTTCCGTCTTGTGTATAATAGACGGTTTGATTCTCAATAAAGCATTTCATAAGGGTCTAATGAATTCACTTGCACATTTACATTCTCATCGCCTTCTAATTGTAGAAGATCTCTCCAATTCATATTGCGGACATCGAGATCATCATAACACTCAATATTGAGCGTGATCTGCACCCGTTGCTTTTGTGCTAGCATAAGACTCTCGTTGTGAATGTGTCTAGATTCTATCATGCATAGTGTCGATAAGCAAGCGATTCATAATCTTGCCCATCTCGTGCATAATCCTCGTCGAGATCTTGTGTATAATGCTCGTCGAGATCTGCATAATCATTGGTGTATGTATAGTCGAAATCGTAATCGTCGTACATAACTCGTCGAGATTTTGTGAGGTGACTTATGTATTATAGCATAATGCTCGTCGAGATGCAAGTGCTGCAAGTCTCGTCGAGATTCATAATGTTTATATATGCAAGTCTTATGCGTTTTTTGTGTGGGTTTAGGGATCCTTATGAGTCTGGGGGTTGACAAACTGCGATTCTTATGCTACGCTCGCTCTACTTGCATAAGGATTGGACATTTATAAGCATTTAGAGAGTATTATAAGATTATAAGACACCTTATGCTAATGATTCTCAATTGCAATAACCTAATGATTCTCAATAATATACACCTTATTGAGAATGTTACAAAACGCACACATATATTTTTTAATATATTAATTTAATTAATTACTATTATAAATTCCAACTCTTTTACGTGAAAATTCAACATAATCATCATCAATCTCATAACCAATATAATTCCAATTTAAATTAATCGCTGCGACTGCGGTAGTGCCTGTTCCCATAAAAGGATCTAGAACAATTCCATTTTCAACACCAGTCAGTTTTAAACAATCTTCTACAAGTTTGACTGGAAATGTAGCAGGATGTTTTCCTCTCAGTTCCTTACTATTAATTGTCTCATAAGGAATAAACCAAACATTACCTTTATCTCTACAATTAGGTTTTGTATCTACAGTATTCTTTCCACGTATGTTTGCTTCATAATACTCATAAGGAACTCCAACAGCAAGACGATCTATTGTAACTGTTCCGGTTTTGGTAAAATGAAACAAATGCTCCCATGTTGGACATAAAAACCTTTTACTATTAATTGGTTTAAAATGTCCACTTGTCTTTTGATTTACATGTATAGACTTAATCCATTGAATATGATTCTGTAAAGTCCAGGTATCTCTTAATGCAAAAGCAACTTCCATTCCAACGTATGGATCTACATTAGAATATCCCATATTAATAAACATATTCCCATCATCTTTTAGAACACGTTTACATTCAGTAAAGATTGAAACCAACCAATTCAGATAATCTTGCTTTGGTTGATTATCTGAATATTGATTATATTTAATATTCAGATTATACGGAGGAGATGTAACAATTGCATCAATTGAATTTGACTTGAGTTCTTTAATCCCAATGAGACAGTCTTGCAAATAAAACATTACGATCCTTGAATGGTATACTTCCTTTAGAATATTTTAGCAGATCAGAACCTTTTTTGTAAACAACTCTTACTTGAGGAAAATCAACAATATCGCAGAAGATATAAACCATATCAACAGCATGTTTCCACAACTTCTCTTCATTTACAGAACGTCCTTGCCCTTGCATATTACTTCGGCAGAATTTTGCTCCACGTTTTGTGAAACACTTGGCATCATATTTTTGAAATACAGTATCAACGTGATCATAACCTCTACCATCTACAAAAGTTAAATCTGGAAACCACAATTCTAACTGACGTTCAAGGAATGGTGATGCTGCACGACCATCCTTGAACAATTGGTTAACAACAGACTGTGATAATGTTTCAAAAGATGCAGAACATGAAAAAATATATACACGATCAAGTTCAATGTTCATTTTCGGTCATGAGAGATGTGTGACTACCTTTGCATTATAAGAGTGTTGTTGGGAGAATGGAGTGTATGATGTGACAGTTCTTCAAGTGTCTCAATACCATACTGTTGACCTTAAAATTAGTTATCCAACCATCCTGCTTCTTTTTTAAATTGTTGTGGATCCAGAGGTTTTAATCTTGTTTTTTTCTTCGCTTTTTGTTTTGGTGATGGTTCTCTTCCAATTCTTGCAAATTGATCATTGGATGCATCTGTTGGACCAAATCCAGATCTTTGATAAATGTTTGCTCTGCGATTTACTGGTTTTTCTTGTTTGGTTTTCTCATCTCTTGAAATTGATGGTTGATTATGAGCAACATCTCCATAAGGAAGACGATGAGCAACATGTTGGTTCCATACTTTTTTTGCATCACTTGCAATTCTCATTCTTTCGCTTCTAGAAAGATTTTTTCTTTCTCCCTTGCCATGTTGCCATTCAATTGAGTGTATACCATCATCCATATTTGTAACATTATAAGTAATTTTTGATGGTTTGTGATGTATCGTCATGTAATTATTACTATCAGAATCTATGGTGATATCTCTGTCATTATCACTTTTTTTTCTATTATAATTTGGATTATCTGCACCATGTTTGACCTTTGTTTCAATCTTATCTGCATGTCTGTTCATGCGATTGATATTTGAGTCTGGTCCAATGTTAGAATTTCTTTTGATCTTTTTCTTTAGTGCCTTACCGACAGGTGTATCACCCGATGGTAACTTATCATCAGGAGCATAATACTTTTCTGCAATTGCAATAAATTCTTCGAATGTTTTTGCACTAATCTTTGCTTCACGGATTGCTCCAGATCTCTTCATTGCTGGTTTGGTGAATCGTTCTTTCTTATGAAGTTCTTTGTAATTTGATCTCAGTTCTCTTCTTTCATCACGACTCATTTGTTGCATACCTTGTGCCATGCGATTCATGACAAATTGTGGTACTGCACCTTCACCTGGTTTTGATCCTGTTCTCTTACGATTACGTCTCATCGCTGCCTTTGTGGATCCAGGAGAAAGAACTGCGGTCACATTCTCATATCCAGCATCTTTCAGTTTGCTAATGGCATCCTGACGATGTTGTTTTGGAATTGAAGTATTAGAAAGAATGGTACTTCTACCTTGCTTTGCACTTTTTTCTGCACCACCATATGTGTGTTGTACAATATCCTGACCAAAATGTGCAGGACCCCTACCGAGCGCCTGTCTGGACTTATCTAATTCGTGCTGATCAGTCTTTCCCTTTGATACCATGTGCTTTGCAATGGTTGATTTACCAGAACCTGGAAGACCAACAGTTACCACGGCACTCGGTTTATCATCACCTTTAGATCTTGGACCTTCTTTTGGTTTTCTTCCTGATTTGCTTGCTCTTTGTGATTTACGATTTGCTTCTTCAAGAAATTCTGAAAATGAGCTCATGATTCTCCCTTAAGGTCTTGAATTCTTTTTTGTATCTTTGCAGAACGACTGGTAGATGCATCAATCAGTGCATCAGAAGCACTTCTGACTTGTTTTGCTTTCTTTCTCGCTGACTTGACAATTGCTTCTTTTTCTTGTTTTACTTTAGGTCTAAATCTACCAAATGGTTTCTTTTTTAACTCCTTCATTCTTGCACCAGAAACTTGAATATCTCTTGCAAGTTCACCAACTCTTTTTTTAACTCTTTCTTCTTTTTCTGGTGTTAAGGGTACAAAATCTTCATCAACCCTACGAACAAAGTGTCTGTAACCACCAATCTCTTGATCTAATTTATCTGCTCTGGTCTTTGCTCTCTTTTTGTTCTTATAAGGTTTTCCAAGTGGTCTTGGTTCTGAATCACTTGAACCATGAGGATCTGGACCATAAATCTGATAGGGTCTTTCAAGAATCAGATATGCCTCAGTCATGAATTCTGAGAATGTTTTTTGCTCCCTATGAAGTTTTACAATTTTATTTTCTGCATTTTTTGCAGCAAAATCTGAATTTTGTCGGTTAATATATCTTTTTGCCTCAAGTTCTTGTCTCACTCTTTTAGAAAAATCTCTTCCAGATTTTCTACCTTTTAATGCTCTAATTTCTCTTCTTAATTCTGCCCCAGTTTTATTAAATCTACCAGAAATTTCTGATTTTTCATTTCCTGTTGGAATCTCTTTTTTCACTCCTCTTTCTGCCGCATGAAAGGTTCTTCTTATTCCAGTTGCACGATCTCTTGAAGATGTAGATCCATACGCTCTTTTATTTCTTACATCTTCTTTTTCGGTTGGAGATAAATCTTTTTCAACCTTTGCCTCACTGACATAACCACCACCCATTGCTTTACGAATTGCATCAACTGCTTGAGTACGAAGTTGTCTTCTTTTTTCTCCCTTACGAACCAATCCTTGTTTTTGTGCTTCAATATTAGTTCTTTGCCCTGCTTTCTTTTGGTTTTGAAGTTTTTGATATTTACCTTCTGGTTTATCTCCAGAGAACTCTGCCCATCTACGATCTTCTGGCGATGATCCTGCTTGTGGTTTTTTTCTTCTTCTTGCAGATCGATGTGCTTGTTTTCTTTGACGATCTAATGAATCAGCATGAGGTCTTGTGCCAGGTCTTGCCCATGTGATATTTTCTCTTTCTGAATTTTGATGAGTATCCCCACTATCAAAGCGATGTCTTCTAGAAGACGCTTTTCTCATTGCAGTAGTTTTTGAACTTTCACCCTTTTTTTCTAAATATTCGTCTTGCTTATTACCTTCGTTTAACATTTTAACAAATACTTTTTAGAGTATTTATGTTGCTGATGACTTATATTCTGGAGGTGGCAGATCTTTGCTCAGCATATATGCCAACTTTCTTTCCTTGTAAATTTGAGAAGGAGAAGGTACATTCCACTTTCTTCTACCTCTTTCTCTCACATAATTTGCATAATTTCCAGTGCCAATATCTTCTTGAAACTGTGAAAAGGTTTTCATTTTTTATTGTTATTTAGAAAATTGGCACACTAAATAGTTGTTGCCTGGTTTGTGTGGTAACTTGTCAGGTTGGGGAGATTTTAGGATCTCCCCTTATAAATAATATAACCACACAAACATAGAGCAGATGAAAGAACATCCTACCCATAAGGGTTACTTTGTCACAGAAGATGGCAGAGTGTTTAATTGCAACAAATTAATGGGTAAATCTGGAGGTGGAACATACACTGTCTTTGATTATAGCAACCCAAAAGAATTGAAAGGATACAATCAAAAAGGTTATTGGTTTTTTTCAATACGGGGGAGATCAATTGGTGGATACAGATTGGTTGCAGAAACTTATATTCCCAACCCAAATAATTTACCAGAAGTTAATCATATTGACAAAGATAAATCTAACAATCACGTAAGCAATTTAGAGTGGATTACTAAAGAAGAAAACTTGATAGATGCTCACGCCAAAACACACAAATTAAAAACCCCCACTGGTGAAACAATAGAGGTTCATAATTTGAAAAAATGGTGTAAAGAAAATTCAATTCACGAATGTCATTTATGGGGGAGAGGTAAGAGTAAGGGTTTCACACTACTTGAAACCGTCCAGAGTTAAAGTTTGCACGGGAAAAGACTTCCCTATTCACCAACTTATAGAAACCGTATTCATTAGAAAGGCAATAACCCTCAGCATCAATACGATTGCCGTTGATGTATGCTGCTGGACCTGAATTGCGACACAGAAACAAACAATCTTCTTTGATCGACTTGATTAATTTCCAATATGCAATCAGACGATAATCACAATCAAATGCATCATCCTCGATTGGACGATTTTCACGGATACAAGCATTCAATTGTTTTTTAATCTGAACTGCTTCCTTATCAGAAACAAAAGGAACACATTGTGCCATTTGCTTTGCGAACTTACAGACATCTTCTACATCAGCAAATGATTCTTGACCATGCTGAATATATGCTTTTGGTTGAATCACCTTACAGTCAGAAGTGCTCTCAAGTTGAAAATCAATTGGAGCAGAGTTGCAAGTGTTGAGATTATCAGTTCCCCAGTAAATCGTATGAGGAAAAAGAATAATTTTCTCCTCAACTACTTCAGGAAACTGATAGGTAATGGTGTTAGGAGTGTATTCAGTATCACCACCAAATCCAATCCAATCTGCCTGAATCCAGACAGAATGTTGGCGGGGAGCATAATCAAACAAATGATGAAGAATCTTTGCAACTTCACCTTGATAAAACGCATCAATCTCTTCGTGAGAGTGTGCGATCTTGATTTTCTTTTTGTTGAGGAAAGATTTAGTTGCAACGGCAAACTTACCAGTCGCAGGATTAACTCCAAAACCCACAGAAGGGGCACCATCGATCTTCACGCTCAAATGACCAGGCGTCACGAAGAAATCAAGAACCGACAAATCACCAGTCAGGATCTGATCTTCAGGATGCTCCAGGTGGTTAGGCATTGGGGTTTTCTCTTGATACTTTTATTGTAAGGGGTCCTGGTGGGGTCTGGGGAGGGTCTTGTGCCAGTTGTCAGAGTGTCACACTTCCTCCAGTTCTGCAGCGATGGCAAGGAGTTCATTGGCGTCGCAGATCCAACATTCGTTGTATTGGCGTTGTTGAGTGTTGGCGACAGCAGCACGGAGAGCAGCAGCAAGACCGTTTCGGTATCCAAAACCATCGGCGTTGAAGTATGCGTCTTCTATCGCCTGGGCAGCGGGGGAAAGATCAGTCATCATAGTTCGTCCGCAAGTTCATTCAGGACCTTTACATCCTCTTTGAAATACATCTCTTTTGCTGCAGCACGAAGAACCGCTGCGGCAATTTCTCTAGCGTCGTTAAGGCAGTCGTCTCGCCCCCAGGTGCTAGCATTGAAGGCGGCATCAAGAACAGCACAAGCTGCCGGTGAAATTTCTTTGTCAGTCATTAGATTCATCCTGAGTGTGATTTAATCCGTCAAGTTTGGCAAGGATGGTGCAACCAATGAAAGCACCAATGAGACCGATGGCAATTACAAACATATCAGTGCATTTTGTCCGATGACATGCTGAACTTTTCTCACTGCCATACGAAAGTTTCCAAAGTCCATAATACCATCTTCCTCACAAAAGTCTTCAAAAATCTTTTTGATTTGTTCGTCAGTGATTTGTGGGACAATCATCAGGTCCCCTTTGCTGTTGATGCTTACAGTATAGCAGAAGATCAATGGGATCTGCAAGGAGTGCTTGTGCCAGTGCTCAAACTGTCATTTGGAAAGTGATGAGTCCTTAGAACACCATACACAATGAAGCAGTTTGTAATCAAAATGGAAAGAAACA